CCCTGTAGCGATGCTCTCGTTACCATATGCCCATTTGACATGAGTTCAGCGCACATGGCATTATGACGTTCCGCTAGGATGCCTACACCAGACTCCAGAACAGGCACACGCACGTCGTTGAGAAGCATAAGGAACGACAATGCTATGTTTCCGTATTCGGTGTCTGGTATGCCCATCAAATGGACATTTATGTAGACATGATTTGAATAGAATCGGTCAAAGGATTGAGATGCAATCTGAGGACTAGGGAATTGGTGAAAATCAGTAAAGGTATTCTCTACCATATCACCACACGCCTTGAACAATACACTATCATCCCCTGCGCTTGGATATCTGTAAGTGTAGGCAGGTGCATTGGTTTGGAAATCCATCTCTGTAGGAATAGCAGGATAAGGTGAAATTACGATTTCCATATTTGGTCTATCAGTAGCCCCACCACGAATGAATGGTATAGCATCCTCAAACAAGTCCACTTGCATCAAATGATGAACGTAGCCTTCCTTGAGATTTATCCTCTTTTGCATGAAAGCATTACCATCAGAATCAGTAGTGATACTAGAGATTTCAATAGTCTCTTTGATTTGGTGTAGAACCATTACTTCTTCCCCCTTGCTTCCTTGTGTGCTTGCTTGACGGCTTTCTTGAATCCGCCTTGCTTCCACTTGCCATTCTTGAGTTTGTGCTTAGGTGCTATTGCTTTGAACGCCTTCTTGTATCTACGCTGATAGGCAGTAGTTTTCTTGCGAGGCTTAGAGGCTGATGCAACAGTAGGTAACTCAGCCGCTTGTGCCTCGCCTTCTACTACGTCCTGAACATTCCCACCTGTAGGAACGAGAGTTTCTCCTGCACGAATATAATATTGGAGACTAGGAGAACCTTGAATCATGTAGGCTTGATAGGCAGGAATGCAAATCATGTCTAAAGGAAAGACTAGATTCTGGTCGCCTATGATCAACCCGATAGTAGCACCAATTGCTGCCCCTACCTTACCACCATAGCCATAGCCAATAGTTCCTAGTTCTACGGCTTTCTCAGCCTTGTCTAACGCTCTGTCAATCTTGTCTGCCATTTACTCACCTCAGAGGTCTGAGGCTTGTGTAAGCATTTGAGTCAAGTCCCGAGATGTAATCTTCTTAGGCTCTGCAATAATCATAACGTCTACTTCTGCGGTTGTGGATGCTAAAGCCGTATTCTTACAGTTCTCAAGACCGATTCCAATTAGTAAATCGGTAACAACGTCATAGCCTTCTGGATGAAGGTCTGGTGTTCCAAACATATGTTCGTAGGTGTCCAGAACTGTTCCTGTAGCGTTACCTCCTGCATCTAGGTCGGCGGCTAGGAAAGATTGTTTCTCAAATACACACAGGACGTTAGGTGAACCAATACCAACATCAGTAATCTGCTCATACGCTGTAGTAGTAGCAAAGAGTTTGACTGATGATTGATAGGCGGCGCTAGCCCATGTATTGGGTTGTTCTGAACCCATGTAGTTCGGCCATACTCCGTCATCATTGTCTACACGTGTTCGCAATTGAAAACGAACCTCTTTGATTGCCAATCCCTTGTTTTCAGGGATGGAAACATAGTCGGATAAGTCAATTCTTCCATACACAAGTGCGGTATCACCGTTTGCATCTATGTCAAATTGAAGTCTGTCTCTTAGGATTACGTCATTACTGCCTTTAGCCATACGTTTTAGTTGTATTTTTGACTATTTATTGTTTTACTTTTGTCCGCTTAATTACAAATAGGTGGTAACAAGGATAAACGGGATATGCAGGATATACGGGAAATACTGAATTCGCTAGAAGCATATGGTCTTACAGACAAAGAAATTATGGAAATTGCAGGTATCAAAGACAAAGATACTCTGACTCGTTGGTGGGGTGGAACCAAACCTCGTCCAAAGAGTCATGGAAAACTGTGGATTCACCTTCAATCCTTAGCCCCTGTGGACGAAACCTGTCCGTATGGCATTCCAACCCGTGAGATGTATCTACACGCCCTAGAATTGCGGTTAATCGGGCTTTACGGGAAATACCCGCATATCAAATCTCAGATGGGTCATTGGAGAAGTTTTCCACAAAACAAGGAAATCCCTGATGAAGATTGGAATGATGCCATGATTCTACCTGTAGACAAAGAACGTCTGTTCACAAAAAAGGACTACTATGACCTCGGTTGGACAGATACCAAACCTTGGCACAATCCACACTACGAGATCAACAAGAAACGCAAGATTCGGATTGTTGCAGAGTTCCATGACGACGTAAGAATCCGAAACCACTTTCAGAATCTGTGAGCAGGTCGGAAGGTTCTGAAAGGTGGAGATATCAATTTGTTTGGTATCTCAAACTGGTGAATCTGGTCGTGAAGTTTTGCAGGTCGGTTCTTCTGATTACGAATTGCACTTGCTGTCCATTGTCGGCCTGTAGCAGTAGGAATCTTCCATCCATTGAGTTTGGATGCAATCTTGTTTGCAGACCATCCCTCAGGGTTCTCAATCATCCATTGTCGGACAGCATACTCATGCCAATTAGGACGCATACAAATCAAAGCACCAACATCACGACCTTGTGTGATATTGCGCTTTCCAGAATCATATTCTTCCCACCCAAATACAGCGTGGGAAGTTTTCTCAAGTTTCTCAGACTTGGATTGCATTCCACCCTGAGTTCTCTCTGCTCTTGCTTCGTTCTCGTCCTCTGCAAGAAGTAAAGTGAAGTGCCACCACTTACGACCTGCTGATGTGTTCAGAGGTTGGTTACAATCGGTGGTAATGACCTTGACTTTGGAATGTTTCCGAGCCATCAAATTCATCCAAGCAGAACCTTGTTCCATGCGTCGGAAGAATCGGTCAATCTTGAATCCGAACAGGTGGTCAATCTTCCCTGATGCGATATCCATCATCAGTCGGCTCCCTTCTGGTCGGTCTGTGAATGAAGGATGCTTTTTTGCACTAACTCCTTCGTCAATATACAGTTCACATTCATCTACATCAAATCCATGCATTAGCATGAAAGCAGACATCATTGAGCGTTGAGAATCAACGGTCTGGTCGTCTGTGCTACATCTGAGATATACGGCTACGTTGGGATGTTTTTTTGTTTGGTTATCCATCCCATTTGCTAATTTGCTACCACCTATTTGTAATTGCACTTGCTCTTGGAATATCTGTTCATTTTGCACGAAGGTTGGGCTTAGTATTGCGTCCGACATAACCAATGGCTACCCATTTACCCTTATAACGCGTTCTATGCACAATCAGAACATCAGAAGATTACCCGAATCAGCGTATTTTGTCGGAGGCCATTGTTCCCGAACTGCACCTGAAATGATACCAGTATTGAGATGAAGTTTCAACCAATCTGGGAACTTATCTCCAAACGCCTCATCATATGCTGACATTGACCTTGCATCGGCTACTGCTGAACGGATTCCTGCCGTTGTTTGCATCGCTTCTTCATCTCTAGTGGCAATAGGAAGGAAATATGAGCCCGCAGAAGTGGGTTGGAACGTATGTTCTGGTCTGATTCCACCAAACCTCCACATCGGGAATACGTTGCCCTGTAGCGATGCTCTCGTTACCATATGCCCATTTGACATGAGTTCAGCGCACATGGCATTATGACGTTCCGCTAGGATGCCTACACCAGACTCCAGAACAGGCACACGCACGTCGTTGAGAAGCATAAGGAACGACAATGCT